GCTTGCCAAACTTACTCACTATTTCACGGATGAATCTCTCATGATAGCCATACAGATTGTTTGTAGTGTACAGCGTTTCTTCTCCTGTGCTGTAAAATATATACAATGGCACACCCCAATTCAAATCAAACGTAGGATCTAGGATGCTATCCAGGTGACCAACGTAGGGATAGCTAGTCTCAGCTGTTGGATCATCAAATTCATCAATGTAGGTCCATGCTCCTTCTTCTAATGTTCCAGGATTGCCTTTAATCAATTGCACAATGAATGGCTTGGCTGTCTTCTCCACTCTGTTGATGGATCCATTGCTCTCAATCTTCTGCTGATACACACATGGCATGATTAGATCTGTGAATCCTTCACCATCAGGCAAGCGGACCAATGGCTTCTGACTGAATGGCAGCTTGGTCTCAGTCTTGTTCTGACTGAAGGCAGTGCCACTGCTCACACTGTTGTTGCCGTACTCAAGCAATGTATCATCTGCATAGCGCTTACTCCAATAGTCATCATCCTTCTCAAAGGTGAATGCATATTCTTTAGCAGCAAAGTTGATTGTAGGTGTGATCTTCACTGGCTCTGAGCGGTCAATCTTCTTGGTCCAATCTAGTGCAGTATCTGTGCCCTCATAGAAGTCAACAAGTGGCTCAATCTCCATGATAGTTGGATCCGTGTCATTCGGCTTGACATACAGGTTGAACATGCTCACCAATCCTTTGAAGAATACATCTGCTGTCATAGCTGGCAGGATAGTAGACAGATTCAATGTTGATCCTGCTGTCAATGTTTGCGGCTGCTTCTCAATGTTAAGCTCTGCAGCAATGGATGTGATAGTTGTATTCAATGACAGCTGTGTGCCAGTGTTTGGAAATAAGTATCCGTCAAAGAATTGTAATTGTAAACGGCAATCTAGCACATCACTGAATGTCAAGTTGACCAATGGTGCCACATCAAAATTAAATGTCAGCGTTGTGGTCTCAAAGACTCCAGTCAATTGTCCTTCATAGATTTGTGTTGTGGTATCAATCACTCCATTCTTGCGAACCACTAGATTCACTTTAAAGAATCCTGATATCTCAGTGCCTGCGTTTGTGGTGAAGGTGATGTCATGCTCTCCAAAATAGTGAGCCGTGAATAGTGATTCACTTGATGGCACAAATACAAATGGGGATGCCGATTGAACCTGACCTGCTAAGTCAGATGTGACTGTACCATCATAGTTGTTGAATGATGATGTTTGCGGCAGCACTTGACCAAACGCACCAGCAAGAATTGTGGCATTCATCACATATCCATCCACATCATTATTCTCTGTAGTGAATGCGCTGTCTATTGCTGCCTGCTCAGGTGTGATCTGTGGCAGCACTCCACCAGGATAGGCCATCAACAAGCGCTTGAATGTTTGGCTCTCAAAGAAAGCACTATCCCAAGTGATACCTGCAGCATTGAATGAGCGCAACAGTATGTCATAGCAGAATACCTGTGGCACAATCTGATCTACAGCAAATGTGCTTTCTGTCAAGCGCTGATATCCATAGTCAATCAGTCCATAGTAATATCCTAGCCCAAACCAATCAGTGGCATCAGCATTGGCTGTGCTCACTCCATTGCTCTGGATGAAACCGTTCCATGTTTCTTCTTGATTCGCTTTGATAAATTGGTGATTGTACTCATTCCAATCCATTGCATTTATCTTGATGTCCTTGAGCCTGCCGATGTAGTCAATAGTTTCACTGATCAGGACAATGTTGAAGGTCCAGTTGCCATCTTGCTGGATGCACTCCTGTACCTGGCACACTCCATTGAATTCAAGAACACCATCATGATAGTATCTTGCAGATGCCTTCACTGATGGATCATAGTTCATGAATGTGATAGGCGCTCCCAAGGTAGCTGATAGGCTGAATACATTTGCCATGAGCTGAACATTGGTAGGTGTGCCTGGCAGGGATATAGTCTTTGAGTTGTTGCCCTTGCGAGCTGACAGATTCTTGATGTCACTGATAGCAAATGTCAAAGGGAATGGAATCTTGTCATTCAAGTCCACCAGAATGTTGTTGATGTATAGCTCCATACTAGTTCAATTGAGATCTATAGCTCCATGTGATAGTGGCCACCACCGTTTCTTGAATCAGTCCATCCTTGAATCTGCTCTTCTGTCGGCTTTCTTTATTCTCCAGGATGACAGGCTGAAATGCGTTATTCTTGTACAGCCACACTTGCGGTGATTCATACAGCTCTCTCACTAGCCAATTCTGTACAGCTGGCTTCATCCAATCAGTGTTCAATGTGATGCGGTCTTCAGCTGTCTTCATGTTGACTCTCTTCTCTGAGTCAGTCAAGCTCAATGCGTATTGTCCATCTATCCACTCACCAGGCTGCACCTGATAGCCATAGCTGTTGATGCTTGTGCTTTCTTCTGAATACATTTTGAATTCAAACTGATCTATGACTCCAAACTTGTTCATCCAGTATAGCTTCTGTGGTGTAAATCTGCTGCAGGATTGGTCAAGATACAGTCGGTATGCCTGAGATAAGCATATCTGTAAAGGATCAACAGTGCTTGTTGCTTCAAGAAATACCTTATAATAATAGCATGAATCCCATTCCACTCCTGTAGTCCATCCATTTGAATCAAATGCATTCGGTGAGATGTCAAGCATCACCACTCTTTCATTTATTATGATGGCATCACTATAGGAAAATGTAACTGTTCCAGTAATATCATATATTTCTAAATACATTATGTAGCTAGTCAGTGACTTCTTGGCTAAGATGCCAGCATGAAATGGGTCCGCATAGTTGGTGTATTGTTTTTCATTAGGATAGTACTTCAGCCATGTTGGTGACAAGACAGAAAATGGATCTAGATAGTAATTTGTATAATTGAAATCAATAAATTCAGCATATCTCAGTGCAGCATTAAAACAAATTATATTGTCTGCATCTTCAAAAGCTTCAAGCGCAGGCGGTGTGCCATAGCTTTCATATACCTTCAATCCAATAGTGTTCCACTGATCCGCAGTCTCACAGATGAAACCACTTTCTGCAGATGCGTGAGTCTTTAAGAATGAACGAACATATTCACTTGCATCAAACTTGGCATACGGTCCTGCCATCGGATAAATTTCATACGTACCAAACAAAGCAGTATCAATGTACAGCTCCACTTTGTAACTGAAATTTGCCTGCCCTGTCTGATCACTGCTAAATGCATACAAGATTGGATTTGTCGCTGGTGAAAATAGCAACGGTTGCTGTGAAAATGTTATTGCCATGTTGATGTGTTCTTTGTGAATGATACGTCAAATATGAGACCTGTCACTGTAGCCAAGTCTGATGCTATCTTATTGAGCACGTCATCTGTCATGACATTCTCTGTGATTCTCTTCGGTTGCAGTCCATGATGCTTGATACTGGATGCCGTTGCATATGCCTTTGACATTGAGCCACCTTTCCACTGCTGAATGGCATTGGCCATCCCTGAGCTCACATAAGGTGTGCGAAAAGAATATGCACTACCTGATACTGTTGCACGCTTGTAGTTGTATCCTGGCACATTCGGCAATGCATTCACACCTTGATCCTGAAACAGATAGTATTGGTCCGCTTGAATCTCAAAGCTAAACGCTCCTGTTGGCATATACACCACTGACTGCATCAATGCTCCAGTGTTCATGACATTGGCGCTGATGTATTCTTTAAAGTCATCAGTCACTTGATTGGCTATCTGTAGAATCAGTTTCTCATAGGCCGTCTCAGGCTGAGATAGCTCCTGCTGAGATATACCTAGTGAGTCAAGAAAGTCAAGTTCTGCCATGCTTTGATAATATGTAATCTTGTTCCGATTTTAGCTTGAGATAGTTCAGCCAGAATAATGTCTTGATGTATGGCTGCCTAGTTATTTTGTCCACATCCTTTTGAAGTTTCTCAGCCAAGATAAGGATGAGCCCTGTCCAGATGTACCACTCGCTGTCATTTCTTTCATCTGAGCTTGAGTTGTCTTTCTCATCATCTTCATCTGCTCCTTCGCTCTCATCATCTGTATCCCCAATATAGCGAGCTTCCGCAGCTCTGATTGCTGCAAAAAAAAAGCGAAGAAGTCAATAAATTCATCACCAGGAAAGCCATTCTTGAATATCTCTTTGCGCTTGGCTGATGGATTGAGCACCTTGCCACGGTCATCCTCTTGGCAGTATTCCATCCCCTCTTCAATATAGCAGATGGCTAGCGCTGCACATGGATCCTCTTGCACAGATTCAATCAGCTTTAAGTCAATGATCTGTCCAGTGGTCATCACTGAGATGTCAGGTGTAAATATGTACACCACTCCATCAATCATCACTCTGCCTGTAGGTATCTCCTTCTGAACGTATGTGCCAAGAATAGTCAGTATGTGCTTGCTGCACTTGAGCACATCATCAACATGGGCCTTGCGGACCTTGCTCACAGTCAATCCACTGAAGATGGATATCAGCTGACATTGAAAGTCAAGTGATGTCATCAGGTCTTCTGCAGCTTCTTTGTACACTGGTGCAATCATCAGCCACTTTGACATCATGTCAGGTGTGCAGTCTTGAAGTGTTGCTGGTAGTTTAATGTCTATCTGACTCATGCTCTTAGTATTTTATATTTGCCTTTCATCCTGTAATGCTTCAGTGAATGGAATGCCAATGCTGTGCTCATCACTCCATCATCATGCATTCCTGAAGGTGCAGCATATTGCACTTTTCGTGTGTTGATATTGTAAATGTAGGTAAAATTCTCAAGCTCATCAATCAGCCACTGCTCACTGATCACTTTGATTTCACCTTGCTCAAATGCCAGTGCTAGATCCTCAATGATCATCGGCTTGCTCTTTGATGTGGTGACAAAGGGATTGACATTGTTCCTGCACTTTGTCTGCAGCATCTCAAAGAATACATCCCCTTGATTGTTTACCTCTACCACAGTCACCGCATTGTATGCCTTGATGACATCAGCCACCTTGTCAATGATCTTGCTCCACTCATCATGGCGCCACCGCTGCACATAGATCATCTGTCCATCCTCATTCAGTATTGTCAGCACTGTGTAGTCATCTGCTCGGCCAATGTCAAGCCCAGCATAGGCACGACCTTTTGATTCCCACTGACCAACGGATGTGCGCACGTTCTTGAATAGTCCTGATGCATTGTCAATAAATTCTGCTAAGTATTCCTGCCTGAAGATGTGATCTGGCATGGAGCGCTTTCTCTCCTCTAGATCTGCAGGATGAATCATGGGATTGTCATAGCTGGTAAAATGAAAGTATTTGTATCTCTCATCATAGTTAGGCTGCATGCATATCTTATGAAAGTGATTCTTGCCCTTTGGTGTGCTGATGAATAGAACCTTCTTGCCCTTCACCAGGACAGTTGCACTCAGCACCTCATCCCACAGCTCAGGTCTGGTGAATGCATACTCATCAATGATCAGGTAGTCAAAGGTGTTCCCTCGAATGTTGTCGGGGCGCTCACCACTGAAGAATGTGATTGTGCTGCCAAAGCCGCTGATGATTAGATCTGACTTGTTGAAGTTGAACAGCCCGGATGAAGCAGTTGCACGCTCCATCTCACTGAACACTTTCTTGCCTTGCTTATACACTGGTGTGATCCAGGCAATGTTGCATCCTTTGTCATTGATGGCCCAGTACAGCATCTGATTGATGCCAAGCATAGTCTTGCCAAACTGCCTGCCAATGTTCAGTGCATAGTATTTCTGTTTGCCCTCATTGATTGCAGCATGGATGCTCCGCTGATTGTCATGTGGCTTGTATCCTTTGATTGTGCTCATGTGCTTAAATTAGAATGGTGCACCTAGTCAAAGATACACCATTCATCTGGGTTGCAACAGATGTCTTATTCAAATTCAAATTTCTCCACTGTCTTTGTCTCAAGCTGTTGGCGGTCATGCATGCCTAGTCTATTCTTTGCATAGAAGATTCCTTTACCCTCATTGGCTACTATATCCCTGGCTAATGCTTTGAATGCTTCATCAATGTTGTAGATCACACGCTGCTTCTCAGTGTTGGTCCAGTTCAGCCATCTGTAGTAGCTAGACCTTTTTATAGTGTCCTTCCGGCTGTAGTTTCTAGGTATCCAAATTCTCAAGAAAAAATCAATAGTTGGTATGTGCCTGTTCAGTTTCTCCACCACACGGCCTTGACTCACCTCTTGTGTAGTATGGGATAGACACTCATCAATGTAGGTTTCAGCTAGTACTAGTAGCTGATACACGAATGCCTTAGATTTTTCAGATGAAGATGCCATAACCTTATATATGTAAACTTGTTCTATTTAGATAGATGTATCAATTCATATATCTTCTCTCTCTTAATATTCCCCTTCACTCCAGCATATTCTTTAAGCTCCTTGTAGGTCATTGCATCTAGGTCCACTGGCTTGATTGGTGCCTCTTGCTTGATCCCTACAAACTGTGTGAGCTTCACCTCTCTTGAGATAAAGTTCAATACATCCTGCATGGCGTTGCGTACACATGTGCCACATGACTTGTTTAGGCGCTTGCCGTTAATGTCAAAGAGTACCATTGCTAGTTCATTCTTCAGTTCACTTGCCAGTGAGCAGGATCTAGTTTTGCTGAATCTCTCCAGCTGTGCGTTCAATTCTGATGATAGTATCATTTTATAATTTGTTTTATTTGTTTCTCAAGGTTAGTGCCACGTATCTTCTTTCTCAGTTCACGTGACTTGTACAGCTCATTGATGAGTATCGCACCGATTGTTGCCAGGTGAAGTTCATCTGCTGTGCGGTCCACTGGCTGTGTAATGGGCTTACGTCTAGTGAGCCAGTTCCAGAATCTTCTAATGAGCTTCATAGATCATGATTAGGTCAGATACTAGATAGGTGATGAATGCCAGCATCACCATGCATGGATCTACAGCTAAGAATCCAATGACGGCTATCCAGAAGGATAGACAGCTCTGGCAGTTCAGTGGCTTGTAGTCAGGCAGGTTGAAGGTCATCAATGCTCTTGCCAGTCCGATGGAGCAAAGTGTGATGATAGTGAGAATAGAGATCATGTTTAAATTGTTTTATTGCTTGGTGAATAACTTGAAGTGATAGGTCAGTCTCATTGCGGATGTCACGGTATGTCATGCCGTATAGATGCATCTTGGCTATCTCTTTACAGAATAGTTCATTGTCATCCTTTGGAGCCATCTCAATGAATTGTATCAGCATGTCTTCATACTCGCTGAAGTCTTCATCTGGCTTGCTGCTGAATGAGTCAGGCAGTTCAATGTTGGTGATGCCACGCTGATACATTCTGTTAAATTCTGACTGTTGCCACTTCCATTGGTTGTATGCGAATTTAGCAAAGGTCCTTGGTAGCTCCTCATCTGAGATATTGAGCTGATGCAAAAGAAGAAACACATGGGATACCAAGTCAACATGCAGCTCATTGTTGCCTGTTATTTTCTTGCTTATCTCATATGCTTCTCTTGACCAAAACATGTGCTAATGTACTAAATTTTTGAACAGGTCATTGATGAATTGTTGATTCACCTGGTATCCGTTCACGAATCTCCACAGCTGATTGTACTTAAGACCAGTATCTTCTGAGAAGTTAATCAAGCGGTACCTATCACGGCACCGCTCTTTCACTTGACGTATCATCCAGTCGGTCAGTTGCTCATCCTTAGAAAGGCATACCGTCATCTGACTCATCTTGTTTAGGTGTTTGTACTGGAGCAGCCTCAGTCTTGACATATGGCTCTTTGATTGCAGCGCTCAAGTACTTGAGTCCACTTGCCTGTGATTCTCTGACCCATAGTGAGATCTCCCACTCTTTGCCATCTACCATCATCTTGCCACGGTAGTCCGGTTGATTCTCTGCAGTCTTCTTGTCGTTTTTAAAGATTGCTCCTGTGTTGTTCTTTTGTTCCATGTTTATTTGTTTGTTAAATCATTTTCATTACCACCTGCTGCTATCCATGCAACTCTGAATCCATATTTCCATTCATCACTTGCTACATGTCTGTGCATTCTCCATGTGCTCATCATAAATGTCAGTGCATCATATGCTGACTGCAATTGATAAGCTTCAGGATCATTAATTTTTAAATCAATATACTCACTGATCTCTTCATAGGTCTCTGCAGGTATCCAGTCATGTGCCAATGCAGTGAATGTGATCTCGTAGTGTGTGACTCCAGTATGGCCATCAAACACTTGTTTTTGTCTTATCTTGCTCATATCAATCTACTTTAGTGGTGAATGGCTCACCATACAATTTTAATGTTAAATACTCTGCCATCTCCACGGCCTTGTCTAGTTGCACTTTCCATGCTCCATTGTTCACCATTGCAGCTGATAGCTCAATGACTGTCTTCTTAAAGAATTCTTCTCTGTTCATTATTTATTGTTTAATTGTTGCATATAATTGTCATAGTACTCTGAGCACAATTGAAGGCGCTCCATGATCTCCGCTTCAATCAAGATGTCACGGTCATATTTGAGCACAGTGATTCTCTTGTCACCTGGTATGTGATCCACCTGGTGAAGTTCACGGTCATCAAATGAGCTGAGCAGATCAGGATCAGTTGTGACTAGGCAATAAATCACCTCAGCTTGTGGCTTGTCGTATAGCATCATGTATGCACGCATCTGCCACTCATAGTCTGAATTGATTCCTTCTTCTGGTAGTTCGGGCCATGTATCCAATGACCAAGATGTCTTAGTGTCAATGATAGTGTCAGCTGTCAAGATATCACATTCACCGCTCAGGTAGTCTTTGGTCACTCTGCCAATGTGCTTGGTATAGCTTTCCATGCGAACCGTGTTGATCAGGTCAATGCTGTCCTGTTCCTGTTGCTGTCCTTTGTCAATGTACCTTGATGATATTTGATTCTGATAGCCGAAATAGTTTTGCTTTGCCACTTGCTTGATGTAGCTCTTGGCAGTCACAGATAGTACATCAGTTTTTGAACGTGATGTAGTCATCAGTTTTCCTAGGGATGATGCTCTGAATATCATATTGTCGTATAGATTGAAAGTCCTAGTGCAATGATGCCAAGTGTGATGATGCCGTACCATCCAAAGAAGTGCCATGTCAATCCCCAGATTGCCGTGAGACAGATGATGGTAAATGCTATTAGTGCGAATTCAGTTAGTTTCTTCATAGCTTCTTGATTACTTGTTTGACTTTCATCCAGAAGTGTGTTTCTGAACCTGTACCCATTTGGAGCAGTATCTGATCCACAGCAATAAGCGCTGATTGCTTTGCCAGTTCATGCCAATAGTATTCACCTTGTTCACCAAGCGCTTCATTACGTTCTCCGCAAAGCTCCATCAATTGCTTGTCATCTGTCCATTCAATTTGTAGCTGAATCTTGGCAAATTCATTCACCAGGTCTTCTGCTTTTTGTTTTACTGTCATATCTGCTGTAGTTTAATGATTTGCTCCTCAGTCAATGCATATGTGCTGATGAATTTTTCAGCGCTCCACTTGTTGCTGCCTGCCTCTAGTGATGTGATAAACTTATCAACAAGCTCATCTGTTGCCGTTGGCTTTGCCTTGGGCTTGCTTGCCAGCTCTGCATCATCATCTGTTGTTTGCAAACATAGCAGACTGGTCAAACTGTACCTGCGATAGTAACTCACGGCCGATCCCATCTGCTGTGGTGTAGTTGCATCTGGTAGTTGCATCCATGATTTGATTTCAGTCCCTGATTCAGGATCAAAAATCATTGTCACCACAGATCCATTCTCAATTGGCTGCATCAACAGCAGACCATGTGCCAATAGAATCGGCTCCACTGTCTGAAGGATTGCATTCAAGTCAGCATATGACCTTTTGAAATGGGGATTGTTGGCATTCTTGTAAACCTTGCCAATCTCTTGCTTTGCGTGCCATAGCTTCATCATGACATCACCTTTTGGTATCTCTACCTTTTCAGTTGTTTTCATTTATTAAAGATTAATTTTTTACAAATATAAAAATAATTAAGTGAAATTCTCCCACCACATGATAAATTCATCAAAATTTCTCACAATTAAGTAGATTCCACCTGCACGCTCAATGCTCTCCTGGTATTTCTTCTGTGCATCTGACTGAATATCCTTGCCATATTTGATCTCAATCTTGACTGATCTACCTTTGATTGTTGCTGAGATGTCAGATGATCCTGCTGTGCTTGTTGACTTGGTCCATTTACCTTTGCCAACAGTCCTGCTGACTCCATCCATGTCCTTCACCTTTGCAGCTTCACGGTACACTCCCATTGTATTAATTCTCTCTGCCTGGTATCCGTTCAGTTGTATCCAAGCGGTTACACACTTAGTTAGTCCATTGGCTGATGTGTCGCTCCATTTGCTCATTGCTAAGGCATATTCTGGCATTGATGGATACTTCTCCATCAGATGTGCTTTCTCAAGCGCTGTAAGGCGGTCTTTGTTTGTCTTATTCATATTGCTAGATTGTAGTTGCTTAATATGCTATGAAGTTCATCCCTGATCTCTTGTACCTTCTCATGTACATCATCTGTGAGCTCTCCATGCTTGATTTGTGATCTCATGTACTGGTCCAATTCCCAGAGGACTGCCTTGAATGCGTTGCCATTTACAGCATCATTAAATTCTTCTTGTTCTTCTGGTAGTTCAAATGTTAGTTTTGCTTTCATTTCTATTTGTTTTAAGTCCTAAATTTTGCCACATATCTCATGCAGCAATGTCATGTTTTCTGCTCAATAAACTTGATGGGTCATAAATGTCACAATTATTCAAAGATTTGTTCTTTTTATGGCACATTTGCCGTGAATAAATTAGTTTTTAAGGGTGTTCTCTGATTAGTATATTTTATCATTCAGTCCATTCATGTCCAAAGTGATTTTTGTATGCTCTCAAATATGCTTGATGTGCTTCTTCTTCTGTTTTGAAACCACCTATATTCATTTGTTTTCCATTTACACTTATTCTTGCTTGATAAGATGTTGAATAAACAATAGATCCATCTTTTTTAATATTTTTTCTTTTTTGAAGTTTTACACCTTTTTTATATTTTCCCCAATTTTTTGTGTTATATAAATTTTCTGATCTTGTTACCCATCTTAAATTTTCAATTCTATTATCAGCTCTATTTCTATTGATATGATCACATTCTTTTTTATCACATGGAATTCCTTTGAATGCATACAAGACTAGTTTATGTACGGTTTTTGTTATTCTGACATTGTCAATTTCAATTCCAGATGTCATATATCCATTTCTATTTTTAGTTCCAGATGTGCATTTATTAGATTTTAGCTTTTTAATTCTACCCATATTGCTTGCTTGGTATCCTGGAAAGCTCGGAATGTCTCTCCATTCTTCATCCACATGTAAATCTTCAAATTCTATTGCTGCTTGACTCATTTGCTTTCTTTTATATCTCTGATCCATTGATTAATTGTCTGCCTAGATACACCCATTAGATCCGCAGCTTCACTTCGGTTGAAGTTAGCATTTGCTTTGTGTATTTCCTGCACTTGTTCCTTCTTGCTTTTTGCCTTTAATGCTGATACCATCTTCTTCAGTTCAAATGTCTCAGATGATTTCATCTTGATCTTCTTTGACATGTTGATAAAGTACTTTGACAAGCGCTCAGCTTTGAGAATGGATTGCTGCACCACAGTATGTGAATGTGCAGGATAGTCTTCTGGATTGTCCTTGAAGTTCTTGTTGATATCATGCTCCAGATAGTCAAGCATATTTATTAGCAATGCGAACCTTGGGATGTAGCTCTTCTGCTTAGGCAGCATGCTCTTCATGTACTCATTCTCCATTGGTGAATTCTGCATGGCAGTGATTTCATTGTTGATCCGCTTGAATTCTTTCTGTGCTCCTTTTGTAAACTTGGCAATGATTGATTCAATCTGCTGTTCATTGTCATACATCACCACTTTATTCTTCACATGCTGATACATGGCGATGATAAAGTCTTCATAGTTCTGGAGCATATCGGGATCCATTTCATTTTCATTGTACATCTCCACCTCTACATCTGGAAAGCATGTCAGTACACGGTCAATGAATCCATTGTCTTTGTTTTCTTCAGTGAAAAACTGATTCAATATGCCTGGCTGAATACCACCCAAGATTGGAATGATTGGTGATTCAACAAACGAGCTCTTTGAAGTTTTTCTGTTCAGTGCCACACCTTTGTTGGACCAAGATGACAGCCAAAATTCAAGATCAGATCCTGCTCGGTACTTATTCATGTCCTTCAGCCATCCAGCAAGCTCATCCTTGAAGACTCCGACAGCATTCTTATTCTCCTCATGCAGCTCAACAAGTGCTTCAAGTGTGATATCTGATGCAATGAATTGAGTCTTGATGGGCTTGTATAGTTTCTCCTCTGCTTCACGTTCTTTCTTCTCCAGATCCATGTATGCCCGGTATGCATCCATCCGCTTGATGTAAGTCTTGATTTCACTGTTGTTGGCTTTCTGCAATGGAAAGATGATGTTGTTGATGTTTGGTGTTTTACCCACACCAGGGCGGCCCACTATTGCCATCCACAGCACTGAGCTTTCAATCCATCCAGTCTTCACCTGAATCTTTACACTGTTGCCAATGATGATGCTCATCAGCCACAGCATGGAACATCCCATGTAGTCAATTGATGCATTCAAGGTACGGTGACATTCCATGATGTATGCTTGAATGTTTCTAGGAAAGATATCCAATGGAAAGATTAGATCATTCTCATCAATGGTGATGTCAGCAGGTGAGTATCCAGTGACAATTGGATGCACATGTCTTGATCCAAATCCTTTCTTGTACAGATCACGTGATGCCTCCTTCATATCACCGCTGTGATATTTGTATGCAAAGATGGCAAATGGTGACAGAATCTTCTCAGCTGGATAGATTGTGCCAGTGGTGAACAGGTACATGTAGCCACTGCTTTCATAAACGTACCCACTGTGATCAGATGTGCCACCTTCACGCTTGATGACCTGTCTATCCTTGAGCCTTCTCACAATCTTGAATTCACCACCAAGCACATCCCAAACGGTATTCTTGCTGTTGTATTCTGTCCATGGTGCAATGCTGTCAGTTGGTATCTGTTCAGGTGCCTGCTGTATCTCTGGCTCTTTGTAGTCAAACAGTCTTGAGATGTGCAAGATCATTTCACGGTCCTTGACTGATATCTCTTTGATGTCTGAATAACTGAGCTCTGTGACTTTCTTCTCATAGATGAATACATATCCACCTATTCCCCTGGTCTCAATGATGGCCTCAGGTGATTCCTTTAGCTTGGCTAGTTTCTGATTGCCTTGAATCTCAGCACAGCGGTACAAAATGTGATATCCATTGTTGATGGTCTTGTAGATCACAAACTTCTCCTCAAAGTCAGCAATTTCATCACTGAGATATTGAAGGTATTCTTTCCAAAAGTCTTGCTGTGCTTTTAAAGTTGGTAGAACCTTTAGATCCACATCAATGACTTCTAGTCCATTGTAGCCTGTACACAGTCCTTGTCCTTGTGTAGTTGGTAGATCATAGACCTTGGCAAAGTCATCCTTTGTCATGGCCTTAGTCTGAAATTCTTTCCACTTGATATTCGGTACCTTCTTGTCACCTATAGTGATGACGCTGTACCCGTCATCAATCAGACGGTTTATTTTTGAGATGGCTAACTTCATGCTACAGATACAAATTCATAAATGTAATTAGCTTGACCTGTCTCATCCACTCTCATTCCAGTGCATCTAAACAGCACATATCCTTCAGCGGTTTCAATCTCAATCTCCAGCTCTGGATTGTCGGCCGTGTGCACTTCTTTCTCAAGTGTTGCAAGGTGTGTAAATGGATAGGAGCATTGTGCTGCTTCAAAAAATTCTCTCAGATTTCTGACTATTAGATATCTCTTCATGATTATTAATTAAGTTTTGTCAAATGTAATAAGATTTACACGTAATTTTTTTACTTTCCACTACTTTCCACTTGCTTTCCACTTACTTTCCACTAGTTTTTGTGCTCAAAGCTAGTGATAGTGCGCTCTGCAGCGTTTTTACTTTCCACTTTCCACTAAAAATGAAAATAATTATCTTTTTCTCTTTACTTTTTTTTCTTAAAAAACAGCAGTGGAAAGTGGAAAGTGGAAAGTAATGCTCTGAAACGCTTGATATGACTAGGTTTTGTTGCTTTACACCACTGGAAAGTAACTGGAAAGCAGTGGAAAGCTATTTGTAGAATTCAATCCACTGAATAATCTTGTCAGTGTAGCTGTATTCATCAAGAATCACTAGTCTTTTCTGCGGTCCTTTCTCAATTGGACAGTCAAATTCATCTCTCAGCATCTGAATGTCCTTCTCAATGGAGCTGCGGCAATAGTCCATGCCAGTGATGTAGTTCACACGTGACGTGATTTGCTCAATGCTGTGCGGCTTTACTTTGAGCATGTAAACAATACAGCTCATTCGTCTCAGTTTCTCTCTCATATCATTTCTTTTAATAGCTCACGGCTGATGACTCCTTGATTGTCTCTGAACAGATCAGCATGCTTTGTGTGCAGGTAGATCTCCATTGTGACAAATGAGTCCTGATCATTGGTGATTTTCATGTGCACGTTCCCTGGATCAAGGTCTCTGATGTTGAATTCATTCACCTTCTCAAATAAAGGTGCCACAGAATTGATGTATATGCGGTCATTCATCTTCATGTACTTATCATGTTGATTCAATCCATGCAAGATTGTGCTGTGATTCATATTAAACATGCTACCGATTGATTCTAGTGTGAGCTCTTTACGCAGTTCACTGAACATATAGTATCTTTTGTACACTAGATCCTGCTTTCTGCATTTGCGTGCTAGCTTATTTTCTTCTGCTATTGTGATCAGTTGTTTTACGCTTGCCATATTATTTCTATTTTTTCATTGTTAAATTCATTGATGTGACATAGTTGGTCTTCTTTGCCATGATAGTTGAATCCATCCTGGTGAAAATATCCATTGTCATCAATCTTTCCATAGCACCAGAAACCACCTTCAGGCTCCACTGCATCAATCAGCCATATTCTTAGATGTGATCCTGCTTTCATTTTGTTTCTATGTTAATTTCTACTTTAAGCAATTCTGTGATTAAGGCATCATTCAATTTTACCCATCTAATCCATTTGTCATTGTCATCATACAATCCCACTCTTGAGATTTTAATGTGCTGGCCGTATTGATCAGGAACCAGTTCTGCTGTTTTAATTTTTATTTTCATGATAGTTTCTTTTGGTCATTGTCAATACTTTTGAACAGCTCAGATGCTGAGTCAAGTCTGCCTGTTGCTTTGATGAAGTCCACTTCAATCTTTGCTGAGTTGATGATGACAGAACCAATGGCGCTGATGGCCTTTGCTTTGTTCACCTCTGCACTAATCTGTTCTGGTGTGAGAGTATCATCATCAATTCTCTCTAATGCTGCGAATAGGTGATCACGTAGATCACTGATTTTGTTCTTTGCCATTTAATTTTCTTTTTAGTTTATTGTTTAATTTGATTAATTGTTTGATTTCTGGTGTGTACCTGTGTATTGTGTTCATCAACATTGCCTCCTGGTACGTCACCATCTTGAGATTCTCAATGCTGCAGTCAAGTGAATTTCCATTTATGAAGGCTATTTTCATTTTTTTAGGAATTTGACCATGATGCTGCACCCACAAATAGCGGTGATACAGCTCCCACACTGAGTCTTTTATCTTGATGTAGATGTATTCCCTCCCAAAGGTATCAGGACGCACTGAGAGATAGCCTATAGGCTTGACATTGGCAGGAACATGTCCTTTAGTAAACATGGTGCCCTTCACTTTGTCATAGACTGAATCAGGCATCTTGAGTCCTTTGTTGAATGGAACATGTCCTTTCTTGAATTCTCCTGCAATGCAGTTGCGATGTCTTGGCTTTAGCCTGGTGGAATATGTTCCTGCATAGTATTCAGCAGTCTTCTTGACATCCATCTTGTAGGCTAGATTGTAAATGGTAGATATTGGTACGCCCATTGATTCTGCCAGTATGCTTGTTTCCTCATGGGGATACCTTTGCTTGATTTCATCTAGCTGTGCATCTGTGTACTTTCTCATACTATCTCCACATTTAAGATTAGTGGCGGCCATAGATCCATGCGTTTGATAGCATCTTCTGTGCTGTTTGCCTGGAGCACTCTGTACATGATACGCCATTCACCATCTGCTTTGCTCTTGTATGTCACCTTGAATGTTCTCATAGCTCAACAATGTATTTGATTTCACGTTCATCCACTCCAGTGCTGCTGATAAATTGAGCCACTGCATGTGTGATGCTGTCAGCTGATAGAGTCAGTCCACCAAGCAATGGTGTTTCTTCTTCAGTCACTTCACCACGGCTGATGAAATATGTCACATGATAGTTGCGTGATGGATCTCCAGTCAAGTTGAAGAATAATCTACCAGGCTCATCTTCTTGTTGCAATTTAGCTTTGACTTTGTCGCTAATCTTGTCAACATTTGTGACAGATTTGTATTCTTCAATGTCTTCTTCAGTGTAGCCTTGGCCATCACAATAAGAACACTCACAATTCTCAATTTTGCTTTGCTCCCAGCAAGCATATTCATATGCACCCTCTCCGTTGCACTCTTTGCATTTGATTTTCATAGCGAATAGAAATAAAAAATTACACTTAACACAGCCAC